TTACCAGTATATCAGGATTTACCCATTGTTGCAAGGGGCCAGTCACATCTCTATACTCCACCAAATGATACCCCGTTACACTATCTGTCTCGACAATCTGACAAGTAACTGGCACACCATCAATAAAACATTCATATAATTCACACTGCATATCAATCCTCCCGCAAACGCACTCGCCACATCTCAACAACTTGATCAAATATTCCCCCAGTACAAGTTTCCATCCATCCAGCAGCATCTGGGTGATAAAAAATTACTTTAGCTAATTCTTTTTGAGAATCTACTTCTAAGATATCACAAGGAATCCAACCCCTGTCAACTGATGCTAAAAATTCATATGGAAATTTAATTTTATTGCTTTTTTCTACGGCAAGAGTTTTGCCTTCTATTACATGACCATATAAATCATGTAACTCTTCTGTAGACTTTTGATTATTCTGCATGTTGCCACCCCAAAGCTTCGGCACAAATAGGAAATTGCCCAGCAAAGATACATTGACATTCTTTAGCGATGTCCATGTGTTCTTTTTGAGTGCCGTTAGCAGTCCTCAATTCTATATAGTGAATCCAAGACCTGACAGATCCAGTCATGTAAATTTTGGTAGGGGTTGCCAACGGCAATACAAATCGAGCACACTCTTTTGCAATTCCTTCATCCAGCATAGTCTGATACAGAGTCATGGCACTTTTAAAATGATCTTGCATCAACATTTGATACTTCTTAATTACAAAAGGATCAATATCATCAATTGAGTTTTGACGATTCTTAGTATCTTGACGGCGTAATTCTGGCACAGGGATCTGCTCTGCAAGCAAAGAAGAATCTGCATAACGCTGGGAAAATTCTTGATATGTAAACGAACGATGACGTAAAATTTGCGCTGCTAGACCACGGGTTGTTTCAATCTCCAAAGTCATATGTGCCTGCTCAAATACAGACCAGTGTCCGTGATTAATACAATACTTCAATAGTCCAGACACGTTAGGGTTATCTTGATTTTGTGGGTTGCTTACACGAGCAACATAACCCATAGTTTTTTCTGCATCAGGAGTAACAGTAACCAACTTCACATTCATAATCAATCACCAATCCTACGAATTTCTTTCAAATTACTTTTCATATAACGCTTATATTTTTTAATAATCTTCTGTATTTCTTTTTCTTTAACAGAGATATTAACATTCGGAGAATCTTCGTCATCAAATCCAGAAGAATCTTCGTCAGAGTCTTGCCATTCTTTAGGATATTCTGGAAGAGTTTCCAACAACTCTTCTCTTCTCGATTCGATTATTGCACGAGTATCTTCCGATTCCATATCAACAACAGTTGGATCTGGAATGTTTAAACCTACTTCATTTTTTTGTTCTTGTTGGATATTTCCAAGATTCTCAGCGGAAACATCAATGATTTCATCAGACATACATAACCTCTTTTTGCAATTCTACCAGAACTATTTAATAAAATCAAGCAATACTTATTGTAGAAGTAACCGTAATTACATCACCATTATTTTGGACATTGTATGGTCCAGAAGTAAATTTTTCTGAAGCAATTAAACTTCCACTTGTAGATCCCACTAGGTAATACCCATAAACATCACCAACAGCAGCAGTAAAAGTAAATGTTTGTGCAGATGTTGTAGCAGATGCACCAGTTACATTCCAATCAGATGCTGACAATAATTTTTCTGCGTATCCTCCACCAGAAACTTCAGTAAAATCTGCTAAAGCAGTAGTAGGTCCTGGTGTCACATTATTACTATACAATTTCAAAATCAATGTTTCTGTATTAGTAGATGTTCCAACAAAATAACTCAGAGCATTTGATGCTCCAGTAGATGAAATTTGAATGGTCACGATTACCTCCTTTTCTTTTCTTCTTTTGGTTTATTACCCCATAGTTTTGGGTTGACTCGACCTTCAGATTGTTTCCAACCCTTGAGACCTTCTCTATATCTATCCCAGTAGTAGTCAAACATTTCAGATTTTTTATCCGCAATTGTGATGTCGTATGCAATTGCTCCATCAATCTCATATGTAACTAGGTAAGCAGTGTATGGCAAACTTTTATCATTTGCTAATTCAGGGTCACAGTTTTGATGGAGAATCCTCATCAGCCACGACCTCCCCATTGGATATTGGGGAAAGTTTCTTGAATCAATGTTTTAGAAATACGAGTATATTTTTTTTGTAGTGATTTATCTTTCACAGCACATAGCACTTCTGCTTCTTCCGAATGAAGAGTTTCTAGAAGACCAATAAAGATTTCTTCGCGCTTCATGTTACTGACTGTCAAACCACCTTTAACAAAGTAAGCAAATTTTTTCTGCTCATTTTCAAGGTAAGTGTGGTCTAGACCTTTTGCAGCTTCATTCTTTCGGTAAGGCACTTCGCCTTCAGGCAAAAGACTCTCAACACTATCATCGAAATTCCAAATCAAAAGACTACGAAGAGCTTGTGAATTGTATTCCTGAAGTAGTTTACTTTTCTCTGCTTTAGTCTTTGCGTTGTTTACTTTCTGTAGAATTTCTGAAATTAAAAGTTTCATATCAGTTATTATTAAACGACAACTTATTGCGGAAAAAATATTCCTGCATTAAATCATTGAGTTGGTGCTCCTGAAAATATTGCAGAGGCACTTGTTTCTCTTGATTATTTAGTGATAGATATTCATCTATAATTTTCTGCTCTAAGTCACGAGGAATACATGTGAGGTCAATAAGATTCTTATTCCTCTCATAGTTGTCCATCAATTCTTTAGTGTTACAGAAAACAGATGGGTCTAGTCTAACCCACTTATCTAAGTTTTTCTTACTTATAGGTTTCTGTCTCTTACCTGTCACAAATGTATCAGCATCAGATAAGAAATTTGGAATACCATCTGACTTGTCTCCCTTTAGAATATGCTCCAACACATATGTCTTTGGGTCTTCATGTTTGATTTCTTTCTTTAAGATGGGATTGAATTGCTTAACGAAAGGATATCGTTGCAACTGAATAAAATCTTTATCCCCAGAAAGAATCAAAACTTTGTCAAGTGTTTCTCCTGCTTTATGTTTTTTGATATTAATCTTTGCTTGATGTTTAACAAGCGTAGAGATTACATCGTCAGCTTCTGCTCCATATACTTCCACAACTTTATATGGAAAGTAATTTTTAATCTCATCCCGAATCTTATTCAGGACTTCAAAGATAGCATTCCAATCTAATTCAGATTCTTCTCTATCTTTTTTTCTATTCTGTTTATAGAATGGAAAGGTGCTCTTACGCCAGTAATGTTTGCTGTCATATGCAAGCACCATTTCTCCATACGTTTGTTTGTATTGCCTCTCATAAGATAGAAGTCCTGTTAGAACCATATGTCTCACAAGGTTTTCATTCAGCACACTCATCTTGAGTTGCATCATCAGATTACTAATCATAATCTGATTCATATCAATTAGAATCATTCAATCCTCGTCTTCAAACTCCTCATCGTCATCTACAAACGTGACTCTCAGCAAATCATCACGATACATTTCTCCATTTTCATCAAACATTTCTGGATGTAAAATATGCTTTGCATATCCAGCATTTTCATACCACATATCAAACACATCTTTTAAATTCCACACTAAAACGCCTCCAAGAATAAAGGCACCAACAGTTAGGAAAAATGCAATGAATAAAAACGGTGCTGTTGCTTCCATGAGTCTACTCCTCTGACTTGTTTCTGTCAACCCTCAGAGACACTCAAGTGTTAGTTTGAATTGTCTACGGAGGATTGAAAATGTTTTACTAAAGATGATACCAGACTTATCTGGTGGACATTCTATCTTCCTCCGAAGCATTAATTCCACACCTCTATTTATTTGTATCTCCTGACTTCTTCTTTTTTGATTTACTTCCTGGTTTTCTTCCAGGTCTTCGCTCTTTTTCATATCTTTCAACATCATCAATCATCTTCAGTAGATATTCTTTGAATTTACGAGCTCTTGGCTTGCCCATCCACCCATATACTTCCCTCAAATCTGCTACCTCTGGACCACCATCAAGATATAAATCAAGATGTGCAACTTCATCTTTCATTTGAGAAACTAAATTACTATTGAGAAAAATTTGAACATCTTTTCTCTTCATGTTTTCTCCTTTGATGAAGTTGTATAGATTTAGTTGATATTTTTCTGTCTTTACAGCATCATCAATTGCTTTGTTTACAATATTAAAGATTTCATCTTTCGCTTCTATCATTTGTTTGGTGAATCTACAAGTCCTTTTTCCAAAAATAATCTGGCGGTCTCGACCAAACCACCAATTTCTTTTTCATCAATTACCACATGTGGATAACCGCCAGCAGTGGGAAATTTTTCTTTGAATAATTGAAATGGAATATCATTACCAACCTCAACATTTTGATATGCCACACCAGCTCTAGCAAATAATTTTTTTAGAGTAGTGCAGTGACTACAACCAGGACTTGTGTAAGCAACGATTTTCATTAGATTCCTCTCATAATAATTTGAATGTTTGGTTGCTTGCATTCTAGCGCAGCAACTAAGTATTTGCAAGCCTGTGCTGGTGCTGTGTGGTCACCACAGGTAAAGATGTCTACAGCAGCGTAACCTTTCTCAGGCCAAGTATGAATACTAATATGACTTTCTGATAGCAAGCAGACAGCGGTGATTCCCTGTGGCGTGAATTCGTATTTAACTTCTTCAATCAGTGTAGCGTTTGCATGTTCTACTGCTTGCCTGAGGGAAGTGCTAATAAACGCAGAATCATTTAAAAGGGTTTCATTACACTCACAAAGCTCAGCAATGTGATGCACACCAAGCACTTCTTCCATTCATGTATCTCCAAATATCTTTGATATTTATCCCTAATAAAAAAGGAGGGTTGCCCCTCCTAGTGTATCAGGTTTTACCTAGAGTGTCAACCGATAGCAGGTGCGGTGAGAGCAACAGGAGTTGCTTCAACAGCAGCGAGGTCAAGAGGGAAGTTGTGAGCGTTGCGCTCATGCATTACCTCAAATCCAAGGTTAGCACGGTTGAGGATGTCTGCCCAGGTATTAACAACGCGACCGTTGTTGTCTAGGAGAGACTGGTTGAAGTTGAAACCGTTGAGGTTGAATGCCATGGTGCTAACACCAAGAGCAGCAAACCAGATACCAACTACAGGCCAAGCAGCAAGGAAGAAGTGAAGACTACGGGAGTTATTGAAGGAAGCATATTGGAAAATAAGGCGACCGAAATAACCGTGAGCAGCTACAATATTGTAGGTCTCTTCTTCTTGTCCAAACTTGTAACCATAGTTCTGGGATTCTACTTCAGTCGTCTCACGAACGAGTGAAGACGTAACCAGACTTCCGTGCATAGCACTAAAGAGGCTGCCACCAAATACCCCAGCCACACCGAGCATATGGAAAGGATGCATGAGGATATTGTGTTCTGCTTGGAAGACGAGCATGTAGTTGAATGTGCCCGAGATTCCGAGAGGCATTGCATCACTGAAGGAACCTTGACCGAAAGGATAGACAAGGAACACTGCAGAAGCAGCGGCAACAGGAGCAGAGTAAGCAACCATAATCCAAGGGCGCATACCCAGACGGTATGAAAGTTCCCATTCGCGTCCCATGTATGCATAGATACCAATCAGGAAGTGGAAGACGACCAGTTGGAAAGGTCCACCATTATATAGCCACTCATCGAGCGATGCAGCTTCCCAGATAGGATAGAAGTGAAGACCAATAGCGTTGCTTGAAGGAACTACGGCACCAGAGATGATGTTGTTTCCGTACATGAGTGAACCAGATACAGGTTCACGGATGCCATCGATGTCCACAGGAGGAGCACCGATGAATGCGATGATGAAGCACGTTGCTGCAGCGAGCAGGCAAGGAATCATCAGCACACCGAACCAGCCAACATAGAGGCGGTTGTTCGTTGAAGTAACCCACTGGCAAAAACTTTCCCAGGAGTTAGTAGATCGTTGTTGAGCGATTGTTGCAGTCATTTGATTAAAAGAGTAGTAAGACCATCAGGGAAATGGTGGAGTTACTATGCTCCCGCCACCCTCAGGCGGGATATGAGAGACGTAATTTATACACCCTATAGGTCTCGGTTTGGGGTGTGGACAATGTTAAGATTTATTAGAAATCCGTAACATTTGTTTACCTATTTATCATACTACGGATTGCCACACCTGTCAAGCCCCCTCGCCCTCCGATTTATAAATAAGATAAATAGAAACCTTTTGTGTTCGTGTAATGGCAAACCGCTTCCCCCTTATTGTTAATCCTGATACCAAAGAAGTCCAAGAATTAAAAGCAAATGATAACCTAGACCTAACTGGTAATGGTATCTACGCTGGTGGGTCACTAGGATTAAATGGTCAAGTATTAACAACCAATGGAACTTCAGTAGAATGGAGAACTGTTACAAGTAGTGGAGGTGGAGGTAGTGGATTAGACCAAAACACCACTTATATAATAGAAACAGAAGAACAAACTGATGGTGCTAACTTAAACTTAGTTGCTGGTGGCACAGGTATTGGCACTATTAGAGTTAAATTTTTAGATAATAATCAATTTAAATTTGATGCACCAAATAGTTTAACTATTTCACCATCTATTAAAACTGGAAGCATTACCAATTCACTATTAACAAATCCATCTTTTAATGTAACGGTTGACGGAGTAACCCAAACCGTTGCTCTCGGTAGCAGTTTTTCTATACCTATCTATGGAAATGTATTCACTACTGCTACACAAACTTTATCAAATAAAACTTTAAGTAATTGTTTACTTTCTGGAGCACTCAATACTTTTTCTCAAATTCCAAATAGTGCTCTAACAAATAGCAGTATTTTTATTAATGGTACCCAGGTTTCTCTAGGAGGAAGTATTACTATTGCTGGTGGTGGGGGGCAAGATACTAATACTACTTACTCAATTTCTGCTGTAGATTGGTCCGAAAATGGCGTAAATGTTCCTTCAAAAAAAGCATTGCGTTTAACTGGTAGCGATGCATCGACCGACAACGTGGTGTTTGTTGCTGGTGATAGAATTTCATTATCAAGAAGTGGTGATGAAATTACTATTACTGGAACTGAAATCAATACAGATACAGATACTACCTATAGTGTTAATGCAGACACTTTAATTGTTAGCAATCAAGCAGTTGGAGCGAGATTAAATTTAGTTGGCGGCGGTACTGGTAGTGGAAATGGAATAACCGACCGAATTAATTTTAAAAATGGCACTGGGGTTACAGTATCATCTGCAAATACTGATGACATTACAATTAGTATCGGTCAAAATGTTGCATCAACATCTAATGTAACATTCAATAACCTCACTCTAACTGGTAGCTTATCTGTTGCTGGTGCTTTGACATATGTAAACACCACAAATCTAGTTGTTACAGATAAAACTATCACTATTGCAGATGGAGTAACAAATTCTGTATTAGCTAATGGTGCTGGTATTTTATTAGGGACATCAAATATTAACTTCTTATACAATCATGATGTTTCTAGTTGGGAATCTAATTCCAACTTCAACTTAGTGCCAACTAAAACATATAGAATTGGTGGCACTGAAGTGTTGTCATCTACCCAAGTATTAGGCAAATCAATGCCAACTGGTAATGTTGTTGGCACAATTGACACCCAAACATTAAACAACAAAACAATAGTAAATCCAGTAATATCATCCATCATTAATACTGGCACCGTATACTTCCCTGCTCCAAACATTGCCGACACTCTTGTGGCAAGAAATACATCAGATACATTAACAAATAAAACAATTAGTGGCAACAATAATTTACTTACAAATATTGGCAATTCTTCTTTAGCAAATAGTAGTATTACAATCAACGGAAATACCGTTTCTCTTGGTGGAAGTATTACAGTAACAGTATCTGATCCATACAGTGATGAAAAAGCACAAGATGCAGTAGCAGCAAGTTTTACTACTGGCATTCACAGTGGTATTAGTTTTACTTATGATGATACTAGTGGAAGAATTAATGCTACCGTAGCGGATTATATTCTTCTTTCTACATTAAAGACAGAGTTAGCAGCATCTGTAGACTTCGCAGATTTCCAATCAAGAATCGCAGCACTGTAATAAACTAAATATACTAAGAGAAGTATTATCAGCATAGAGGAACGTAATGTCTGTTACAAAAAGAATTCCTATTGCAATTGGAATTAAACCAAATCAACAGGTAGAATTTACCAACAAAACAATTGACGGCACACAGAATACCCTACAGAATATTCCAACAAGTGCTCTACAATTTGATACAATTAGTATTAATGGTAGCACAATTCCTCTTGGTGGTTCTATCAATCTTCAAGTAGAAGGTGGTAGTCCAATTGTCGATACCAATACCACTTACAGTATTAAAGCTTCCACTGTAACATCTGGAGCTAGTTTAGATTTAGATGCAGGTGGTAGTGGTGCTGGCACAGATTCTGTTAATTTTGTTGGTGCTGGAAATGTAACCGTCAGTAGAGTAGATGCAAATACTATTAGAATTAGTGATGCTGGTCTTCTTGGTGGTGTTGCACTAACAGCTGATAACACCGCAACTCTCACCAATAAAACAATTAGCGGCACTAATAACACTCTTGCCGACATTCCAAATAGTGCATTAACAAATAGCACCATCACAATTAATGGAACTCCAGTTGCTCTCGGTGGTAATATCACAGTTCAAGGTAGTGGAGGTGGAGCAGGAGACGTAACACTCACTGGAATTCAAACTCTTACCAACAAAACAATTAGTGGAAGTAATAATACTCTAACTAATATTCCCAATAGTGCTTTAACAAATGCATACATCAGTATTAATGGTACTCAGGTAGCACTTGGCACAAACTTTACTGTTTCTGGTCTTGGGGATGTAACATTGACTGGGGTGCAAGATTTATCTAACAAATCTTTAGCATCACCAATTATTGCAACACCACAAATCATTGGTAATATTAAAGTTGGTGCTACATCTGGTGGAAGTGCTGGAACCGTTGGGCAAATACTAAAATCAAATGGAACTGGAAACAGCGTAGAATGGATTAATCAAAGCGCAATAACCGCTGGTAGTGTTTCATCCGCTTTAGTATTTGGATCTGGACTTACTGGAACTGGAGGAACAGAATTTAATGGTTCGAATGGAATTACTCTATCTATTAATACTGGTGTTGTTGCAACACTGACTGGTGCTCAAACTTTATCAGCAAAAACTTTAAATAATACAACTTTAACTGGAAGTTTAACTGTTGGAGGATCAACAGGAACAGCTGGTCAAGTATTGGTTTCTACTGGCACTGGAGTAGCATGGGGTGCTGGCGGAGGTGGAGGAAGCGGAAGCTTTAATGGCCCAGTAACATCTACTGATAATGCTATCGTTAGATATGATGGCACCACTGGTGATACTGCACAAAATTCTTTAGTTACTATTTCAGACACTGGTCTTATTACTGCTCCATCTGTAGCGAGTGTTATTCCTTTCTATCACAGTAGTGATTTAGTATTTCCATCTGCTTCTACGTCAAACGGAGCAGTAGCAATTAGTGCTTCAAACAATTCTGCATACTATGCAAGTAATGGAAACTGGATTCAACTCGCTAAAGCAAGTGATGTATCTGTATCACCAAGACAAACATTCTCGACTACTACTTCATCATTGACAAACAATGGTGTGGCATATCCAGATATCACAAACGCATATAAATCATACCTTCTATTCAAGATTCAAACTGATAAAGCCGCATGGATTCGTGTTTACACATCAAGCGCAGCAAGAAGTGCAGATTCATCAAGAAGTATCGATGTAGATCCATTGCCAGGAAGCGGTGTAATTGCAGAAGTTATTACAACAGGAGCATCCACTCAAGTATTGACTCCAGCAGTTATTGGTTTCAATGATGATTCCACACCAGTAAATACTATCTACTTAGCAGTAACTAATAGAAGTGGCACCACTGGCACAGTTACAGTTACATTAACCGCCCTCAAGCTAGAAGCATGATGGAAAGAGAATATATCGTAACAGCAAAAACTAAAGAAGATTTAGCAAGTCTTTACGAAGACTTAGAAACTCTTGGTGGATGTGAATGCATCCCAAGTAGAGAAGTTCAGTGTGCTCATCGCAGACCAATTAGTAGAAACACTCACTACTATTTGACAGATGAAGAGGCAGCACTAATTAGAAATGATGAAAGAGTAATGAATGTTGAATTGTCTTTTGAAGAAAGAGGATTAAAGGTCAAACCTTTTTATACTATAGAATCAACTGGCACAGAAGAGGAAGCAAGACAAATAGAAATTAACCCTAGTTATACGTTAACTGCAAACTTTTGGAGCAAATCAACAAACAACTCTGACGCCCACAGAGCATGGGCAATGTATCGTTGTGTAAATGGTGCCACTGTTTCTAACTGGGGAAACAATGGCACCCAAAGTATTAGCGGCACAGTATTATTCACTTCAACAGGGAAAAATGTTGATGTTGTAGTAGTTGATGGGTGCTTCGATCCCAATCATCCAGAGTTT